TAGATACTTCTGGGAGGAAGAAACACATGCACAAGAATCTTTTGCAAGGGCTGCAGTATTTGCAGCAACATATAAAACACACACTGACTTTGAGTTGGCTCAGAGATTGTATAATTACTGTTCCGATGGTTGGTTCATGTTTAGCACTCCTATACTTAGCAACGGGGGAACTAGTCGTGGGCTACCTATTAGCTGTTTCCTTAATTATGTACCTGACAGCCGTTCTGGTTTATCTACTCACTATGACGAAAACATTTGGTTGGCTAGTGCAGGTGGAGGCATTGGTGGATATTGGGGAGATATTAGGAGTAACGGTATATCTACTTCTAACGGCAGTCGTTCTACTGGTTCAATTCCATTCATTCACGTAGTTGACTCTCAAATGTTAGCCTTTAATCAAGGGGTAACTAGGAGAGGAAGCTATGCTGCTTACATGGATATATCTCATCCAGAGATTGAAGAGTTTATTAACATGAGAAAAGAGTCTGGTGGAGATATAAATAGGAAAAATTTAAACTTACACAACGGTATTAATCTTACTAATGAGTTTTTAAAAGCTGTAGAAGAAGATGATAACTTTAGGTTGATAGACCCCAAGACTAATGAAGCAGTAAAAACTGTGAATGCTCGTTCTCTTTGGTGGCAGTTAATTAATGCCAGAGCAGAAACTGGAGAGCCTTACTTAATTAATATAGACACTTGTAATGAACATTTACCACAAGGACAAAAAGATTTAGGTTTAAAAATAAGACAAAGTAATCTATGTTCGGAAATAACTTTAGTTACTGATGAAGAAAGAACTGCAGTATGTTGTCTATCAAGTGTAAATTTAGAACATTACGATACTTGGAAAAATGATAAAGACTTTATAAAAGACCTTATAACTATGTTGGATAATGTTATACAACACTTTATTGATAATGCTATTGACACATCGCAACTGGGTGAATATAATGCTAACTTTAAACGATTTAAAAATTATGTCAAAGAAGGAAAAGAAGGTTATGCAAAAGCTGCTTTCTCAGCTTATAGAGAAAGGTCGCTGGGTTTGGGTGCAATGGGTTTTCATGCCTATTTACAATCAAACAATATACCTTTTGAAGGAATCCAAGCTACGGGATTTAACTATCAAGCATTCAAAGATATTAAAACTAAAGCTACAAAAGCTAGTCAAGAACTTGCTGATATTAGGGGTGAAGCTCCTGATGTATCTGGTTCTGGTATGCGTAATGCTCATCTACTTGCCGTTGCTCCCAATGCTAGTAGTAGCATTATATGTTCTGGTACGTCTCCCTCGATAGAACCTTATCGAGCAAACGTCTTTACTCACAAAACTTTATCCGGTAATTATCAAGTAAAAAATAAGTATTTAGAAAAAATACTTCGCAGTAAAGGTTTAAAAGGAGAAGAACTAGAAGCTATATGGAAGGATATAGCAGGTAATGAAGGTTCTGTTCAAAACCTAGATATTCTTACTGCTGAAGAAAAAGAAATTTTTAAAACTGCAAATGAACTAAATCAGATTTGGCTAATAGAACATGCTTATAAAAGGCAAGAGTTTATCTGTCAAGCTCAATCAGTAAATTTGTTTTTTAATTTACCAAGTGCTACTGAAGCTCAAGAAGTGCATGATGAATACATGCAGTACGTGAGTGATGTGCATTGGTATGGTATGCACAAACTAAAATCTTTATACTATTTTAGAACTAATGCAGCCAGAAATGTAGAAAATGTTAACACTAAAATTCCACGTGTTCGTTTAGATGATGTGGAATGTATCGCTTGTGAGGGATAAATGAGCTTATTAAAAACTAGAGAATACTATAAACCTTTTGATTACCCTTGGATGTATGATTATTACAAACTCCAAAATCAAATGCACTGGATGCCAGAGTCTGTACCATTACACACAGATGTTAAAGACTGGCAAGATATCACAGATAAAGAAAAGAACCTACTAACTCAGATATTTAGATTGTTCACGCAGTCAGATGTTGATGTTGCTTCAGGGTACATAGATAGATATATGAAAATATTTAGAAAACCAGAAGCTAGAATGATGATGGGTTCTTTCGCAAACATGGAAGCAATACATCAAGATGCTTACAGTCTTTTATTAGATACTGTGGGTATGCCTGAAATAGAATACAAGGCATTCGCTGAGTACGAAGAAATGTCTGATAAGCACGAATACATAAGTGATTTAAAGACTGTTCGTTCTGACAAGCAGAGTATTGCTAAAACTTTAGCAGTGTACTCAGCCTTTACCGAAGGACTACAATTATTTAGTAGTTTTGCAATCTTATTAAACTTTCCTAGATTTGGAAAGATGAAAGGTATGGGGCAGATAGTTACTTATTCTATTAGAGATGAGTCAATGCACGTTGAAGCTATGACTAGATTATTTAGAGAGTTTATTCAAGAAAACTTAGATATATGGACTGATAAGTTTAAAAAAGAACTTTATGATATCTGTAGACACATGGTAAAACTTGAAGATAAGTTTTTAGATTTAGTGTTTGACATGGGAGATATAGAAGGTCTAACTAAAAAAGATATGTATGCTTACAATAGATACATAGCTGATAGAAGACTTTTACAACTAGGACTCAAAACAAACTTTGACCAAAGAGAAAATCCTTTACCTTGGCTAGATGAAGTTACTGGTGTTGAACATCAGAACTTTTTTGAAGGTCGTGCTACTTCTTATATGAAAGCAGGACTTAGAGGAAGACAAGACCAAGTAAAATTTATAGGTATTACCAATGAAGAGGAACAACAAAAGTAAAGAAGGCAATCTTATTAGCTGGAAGCTAGTAATAGATAAAGATAACAGGTTAATAACTGAGTTGTCTTTTGTCGAAGACAAAGATATTGATAAAATATTTGAGTTTCCTGAAAAAGAAAAGATAAAAAAGCTAGTTTATACTGTTAAAAAAAGGGTTAAACCTTTACATGAAGATTTGCAACAAAAATTAAGTTAAAAAAATCCCTTAAACAAAATAAGTTTTTTGTTTTTTAAAATATTTAAATTATTATTTTTTTATATTGCTGTAAATGAAGCATACATTACTGTTATTGTTATCCAAAATAGGACACACAGGACACAGAAATCCTGACCATTACCATTTTTCACTCGCTTTTTTTACCTCCGTAAGCATTATTATTTAGAGTCTGTTTTTTTCAGTTTGTCATAACTTCTCATTCCTGCAATTCCTAACATTCCTGTTAGAAGGGGCATCATCACACCTGCATCAGCTTGTGGTATATCAATACCAAAACCTTTTGCGATTGGTGATATTAAAAAGTTAATAGCTAATCCGGCAACACAAACATAACCTGTTAGTGGTCGCCATGAAGACTGAAACCAATTACCTTTAGCTTCAAGTTTATTTATTTCCACTTGAGCTAAATTAGCTTGATGAAACAATGTTTTTAATTCGTGGTCAAGTTGTGCTTGTAAATCTTTATCTTTTACAAACTTACCAACTATATCACTTACTGGTTTAATTAATTTATCAAACATCTTTTTCCTCCAATATTTTTCTAAGTTTTTCAGCTTTCTCAGCAGCTGAGTCAGCGTGTAAATCTTGGTCTACTACTTTTTCTAGTTTTATAGAATCTATTTTTTGATTAGGAATATATCTCCAAGTATAACCATCATCAGAATATACCCCGAATACAGTTTGAGTAAATCCTATTTTAATAATCATTGCTACTTGTCCATCGAGAATGACTTTATCTCCTTCTTTAAAGGAGTTGCTAAATCTAAAGGTTGCACCTTTTATGAAAGACATAGACCAGTCCTTCAAGGCTAGTCCAGTAAGCAAAGTTATTAAAAAGCCGATAGCTTCGGCATAATATTGTTCTAAGTCCATGTTATTTTTCAGGTTCAAAATCAATAGTTTTTTGTAAAGCTTTGTTTACAGTTTCTATAACCCATTCAGAAACATCTGTTTCTGTTTTCTTTACTTTTTTTTCTATCGATTTAGTGAAGTGCATATCTAATAAAGCTTCATAGATATCTCTAAATTCTTCTCTTTTCAACCAAGGTACATTATCCTTAGTTCTAGCTCTACAATCTATTCTGTAAGCTTCGTCTAGGTCTTTTTCTCTATATAATACTAACATTAGTAACTCCAAATACGAGGAGTAGCTCTAGAGTTATCCATATCTAAATGAATAAATCTTGAAGCACGGTCTCCTTTTTGAGAAACCCCTACTCTATTAATACCTTCTTCAATAGCTATTTTAACAAGCGTCATGGCTTGTTCTCCATTGACTAGTATGTCCATAGCCTTGCCAGAAGAATGAGCTCCGGGAGAGCTTTTTTTAGCTTCTATAGGATGTTCTGGAGAACGATAAGCACTGCTTACTTTAAATGGAAAACCGCAGCGTTCTCTAATTCTTTCTATGGTCTGCATGAATGCCCAGTCCATATCACACTGACCAGTATGCTTACACTTTAGTTCGTCTTCGTTAAAATATTTATATTTCATTTTTTCTTTCTTCAATAACAGAAGCAATAGTTTCTGAACCCGCAGTAACGCTGTAAGGTTCTCCAGTAAGAGGATTAATTCTATTTTCAGGTTCTTCTTGAGCAAAAGGCACGTCTACTTCGCCACCTTCAAACTTTACTAATCTTTGTTCTCTTTCTTTTATCTCATTTCTGAAAGCTTGAGTTTTTTTATTTGCTCTTTCTAAAATTTTATAAACTTCATTAATTTGTGTTTCAGCGTCTTCTTGACTTATCTTTCCTTCTCTATATTGTTTTGCTATTCTGTAATAACGTCTTCTGACATTACCATAAAGTTTTTCAAACTCTCTACCTTTAGAACCTACTAGTTTAGAAAAAGTAACTGGCTGTAGTTTAAAACCGAAAACACTTAAAATAGATTCTAAAGGTGTGTAGTTTTCACCATAAAGATTTTCTTTTTCATTATCGCCTTCTAATTGACGTAGAGCTGTAATTACTTTTTTAGAACCAAAAGATTGACTAAAAGGGTCATATTTTACTACTGGACTTTCTGGACCAAACAAAGGGGCAGTAAAAGCAGCAGTTGGTATATTAGGAGTTAGCCTACTAAGAATATGTTGAAACTTAACTTTTTCATCGTTGCCTAAACCTAAGCCGTCTATCTTTTGTAAAGTAAAAGGGTCTACTCCTGTTAGTAAAGGTAAGAAAACTTCACCTAAAGCTCCAAAACTAGGAGTAAATGTTTCAGGTATTTTTAAACTTAAATCTTTTTCTGTAGTTCCAAATGTAGGAATAGGTATACCGATACCTCTATCTCCTACTGTAAACACATCACCACCCGGAATAAATCTTCGCACATCAATGTAAAGCGGAGTGTCTTTATCTCTACCAGATTTAAAAGGAGTCTTAATCAAAGTTTCTGGTAAGAAAGGCATACCAAACATTTTGTTTCTAAGATTCTCACGCATTAAAGCTCTTTCTGATATTTCATCTCCTACTTCTTCTTTAAATCTACCAAAGTCAGGGTCATCAGAAAAATATTCTGCAAAAGGATATTTACCCTTACCTACTTCATTTAATGAATATCCTATAGCTGCCCACTTAGCAAACTTCCAAGGTCTTCTAACAGCTGCTTCGGCTAGTAAAGGCATTACTCTGTAAGTGTACGAAAGAAACGGAGTAGGAAACCTTCTTAAAAGATTAATAAATGGTGCGTTAATATCATAATCAATAAACCATTTTTTAGCATCTGCAGCAGCTTCTTGTACGTTCATTCCTTTAGAAAGTCTATCCATAAATAGACCCATTCTAAAAGCTTGGTCTTCTAACTGATAAATGTCTTCTAACTTTTTAAAACTTAAATCGTAACCCTTTTGTAATTTTTTTTGTAATCCTTCAAAAACTTGATTAGAATATTTTTGAGCATTTAAAATTTCAGGACTTAACTCATCAGCTAAGTTTTTTAACGCTTCTTCTAGAGTATCTCTAGTTTCATCGGTTAATTCTCTACTAACTAAGTCACTATCAAAAACACCATTAGCTTTAGCAAGGTTGTATAGCGTAGCGGATTTATCTCCTTCTATTCCTTTAGAAAGTTCTTTAAATCCTCTAGACATGAATCTATAATTAGCCCCTGCTAAATCATATAGGATTATGTTAGAAACAGTATTGTTTACGTGTACTACAGGATTCCAAGCTGTTTTAGATTTTTTCCATAGTCTATTAACTTTTAAATAATTTTCTAAAATAGGACCACCGCCTTCTTTTAGCTTTTGTATTTTAGTTAAATCGTTATAAACTTCTTGCGGAACATACTTACCTGCTAGTTGTCCGTATTTTTTTATAGGCAGCTTTGTAATATTATCAACAGGAATTTGCACCCAGTTTTCAGCTCTAATTTGTCCTTCGTCTAAAAACTTATTAAACTCATCTACATCTAAAGAAAACTCTTTATTTTTTGCTATGTTACTGTACAGCTTGTAAACAGCTAAATCATTAGTCATTAAACGACCAGTCTCAGCCATAGCAAAAGCAGCGTCTTCTATTTCACCTAACTCTTCTCTTTCTTGTTTTGTATAGTCTCTTTTTAATGCTACTCTTTTTTTATCTCTTAAAATTAATTCTGCACCGTCATCAGAAATAACTTCCCAGTCTCTGATATCTTTAACTGTTTCGTTAAGTTTGTAATCAGTTATTTTAAAAGTTTTTTTCTTAGCTAATTTTTCGTTTAATTTTTTATATCTTTCAGCGGAAACCGTTACTTCAATATCTTCCACATCAAAGTCTTTATATTGTCCAAAGTTTTTACTTCCTCTTCTAAAACTACGTTCATAGGTTTTTCTATTTATAACTTTATCTAGTTTTTGACCTCTTCTCCTAAGCTCATCTCCGATAACTTTTATTTGCTTAGCAGCGTTATAAACATTTTTATTACCGCCTTCTCTTAAAACATGTTTAGCGTATGTTCGGTGTAAGTAAGTGTCAATGTTTTTTAAAAATATATCTTCGTTTAATAAACCTGCATCAACCATATCTTGACCAGCTTTTTTAACAACTGCTCTGGCTTTTGTACTAAAGTTTTCTAAACCGCTATCAACTAAATTATTAACATCTCCTACCATTAATTGATAAACTGCTTTTCTTTCGTCAGGTTTTAATGTGGCTATTTCTTGAACAGATTCTAAAAATCTATTCCTTAGTTCATTTACTTCACCAAAAGTAGTTTTAACTAATTGCGAATAACCTTTAGGTAATCCGTAATTATCTACTATGCCAGACTGAATAATCTCAGATAAAGTTTTATCTTTAAAAGCTATTTTACCAGCTATTTTAGCTCCACCACCACCTAGTAAAGCTAGTATTAAACTAGCTGTAATTCTTTCTCCTTGAGTAGCGTCTTCATCATCAAAAGCATTATAACCGCCCAGCCCTAGTGCTGCAGCTGAAAGACCAGTACCCCAGTTTTTAACTGCGACATCCCAAATCTTATCTCCACCAACAGCTTTGTAAAATCTTTCTATACCTCTATCAAGACTAATAGCTGGTTTAAGTTTTTGAATCTCTTCAACAGCATCTGCTGCTACTTTGTCTATTTCTTCTTCAGGTATAGCACCGCTTAATTTAGTTTGAGCAGCTCCTTTTTCTATATTTTCTTGTCTTCTTTGTTGTAAAGGTTTAGCAAAACTAGGGTTCTTACCCATTGCTTTTTGAATACCTCTAACTATTCCAGCACCACCTAAACCTAAGACACCACCGAAAGTACTACCGGCTACGGCATTAAAAGCTCTTGATTCTCCTTCACCAACATAACCAATAGACCCATACAATGCCCCCATTCCTGCTCCATAAGCAGTTGCTTTAGATAAAGTTTTAGCTTTTTTAGCCCAACCAAGAATAGGTATATAGCCTATAGGGTCTGCAACGACAGCACTTCCTAAATAAGAAGAAAAAGCTTTAGTTCCATATTCTTTATTGTCGAATATTTTTTTTAGCTTTTCGTCTTCAGTTTTTAACTTTTCAAGAAGTTCATCGTCTGAAGTTATTTGACCATATATTTGTCTAAGACCATCAATAGAGTCCATCATTCCTTTTTTAACAACATACTTTAGAGCTTCAGCTTCAGATAGCTCTGCTTCACCCATTAGATTTATGGGTTGTTGGGATGGCGGAGTATCTTTAATACCCTCTAGTAAATTTATGGTTGCCATTAGGGAGTTTCTACCGTAATACCAGCAGGTTTAATAGGAACTTCTAGTCTATTTACAGTATCAATTAAACCTTCTATTTCTTTATTTAATTCTTCATTACGTTTTAGTAATGTCGATTTACCAGTACCTTTTCGAGATGGACCAGTGGTTTTTCCTTCTTCAATTAGTTTTAATTTTTCTGTATTTCTTTTTCTTCTTTCTGTTAAACTATTAATTTTTGCTTTTGTTTCTGCTAATAATTTACGAGATGCTGGAGACATTTCTCCTAATGCTCTACTGTCTTGGAATATTATTTCAGGCTCAAACTCTCCAGTTGAAATAGCTTCCAAATTACTTGTTTCAAAATTATAACCTAAGTTATATTCTTCCCTAGGATTAAACTTTTGAGTGCCAAAAACTTCATTTAGTTCAATACCTCTCAAAGGAGCTGCCATTGGATTTACAAAAACTCTAGTGCCTTCAATAAAATAATCTTCAGATAGTTCTTCTTCAGAAACACCTTCAGGAATTAAATTATTTATAATTTGATTATATACTCCTTCGGGTTTTTCAAGCTCTTTAAATGTAGCAATATACTCTGGACTATTATCAAAAGTTGAGTTTAATATTAAACCTCTTGTTTCTAAGTTAAAGTTACTTTGAGACACTTCGTTAAACTTAGCATATTCAGGGTGCTCTACTGAAATAAAATCTTCTATGTTATCATAGTAAAACGCAGGTTTTGTAGGAGGAGTTGTTCCTTCATATTTACCAGTGCTTTTATACTTTTGATACTCTTTGATATCATCTCTTAATGTTTTAATCTCATTTATACCTTCTATTTTTTCTTCAAAATAAAATTCTTCTTTATGATTTTTAAACAACTCTTGTAAATTACTCATGTTTTCTTTTCTTAAATTTTCATTTCTTATTTCACTATAAGTCTTTTTAACATTTTCAGAAAGAGCAGCATAAGCTCTTTTAGGAGTATAGTCTTGTTCATTTAGTAATCTATTAAATTCTCTTTGACCTTCAGGTTTAATAAGATTACTGTAAACCATAACATTATTTACATCATTTTCTGTACGTATAGGGTCTGTACCTCTAACCGGTTCAGTAATAACTTCAGTTTGTTTTCTACCATTTTGGTCTCTATAAGTAATTTTATAGTCCATCACGGTTACTGTAGTCTCTCTACCAGTTTTATTATCTATTCTTTTTTGTTCTCTTCTTGTATTATCTATGGCGATTTGTTCTTCATTTATTCTTACGTCTTTAACAAGCTCTTCAAATTTTGTAGCAGCTGCTGGGCTTTGTCTAAATAAAGCTTTAAACTTTTGATTTACCATGTCTATAGTGCTAATATCTTTTTCATAAATATTATCTGATTCTATTTTGTCAAGTAAACCTTCACCAGTAAACGCAGTTTTATAATAATCTTTATTACCAAAATTAGTAATTAAATCTAAACCAGTTACCTTTGTAGCTCTTTTTAAATCATTTTCTAATTTTAATACTAACTCGTCTGCTCCGCCTTTTCCAGTATTATACTTTTCTGCAACGTCTCTAAAAGTAATTCTATAATCATCATACATTTTAGCTCTTTCATTAACTTGTTTTTCAAAGTTTTCACCATAAAAAGCATCGGGTCTATTTAAGTTAATAACATCTCCTTCTTTAAAAGAACCAGCTGGTAATCTAGATAATAACTCAGCGTCATAACCTCTTTTTAATTCTGCTCTAGCGTAAGCCTTAGTATTCCCACCATAGTTATTATCAATATCTTCATACTTTTGATTTATACCGTCTATTTTTTCTAAGAAAGACACGGCTCTAGTTTTATCAAAAACACCTTTACCTTGAAGATTCTCAATGTTTGAACTTACTTTATTATCTACTAAATTTTTAAACTGACCGAATATATCTATAACCTGCTCAAACTTTGAAGGCTCTTTTATCTGGTCTTGTACTACTCTTTGATATACTTCACTTTTAGTTATGTCTTCTGCTTTTGCCATTTTTACTCCGCTGCTAATAAACTTGTAGGTTGTTCGGGTACAGGTTGTGCTTCCGTTTGTTCTTCACTCTGTTCTAGTAAACTTTTAACCTTTGTTATTTTTTCTTCTGGTACTTCTTCTATTTTTTGTTCAATCTCTTTGTTTTCTGGATTTAGTTTTAATCTATTTCTTAACACTTCGATAGATTTATCTAAAGAAGTTTTCCTTTCTTCATCTTCATAGTCTTCATTAATTTCTTCTAGCTCATCATCTTCTTCTTCGCCTTCATACAATTTATAATCAAGACCAACTTTTTCAGCCAAGCCCATAATCATAAAAGCAACAGACTCCATTAAAAGAATTAATAAGTCAGCATTCCATAAACCTTCTGAAAAACCATTTAAAAGATATGTAGTAGTTATATCTTCAATAGCTACCCCTTTACCCACTAAGGACATTAATTCTATAAAAACTGGTTCTTCTGTTAGTTGTTCTAAAATAAAAACTTCAGCTTCGTGTCTATTAGTATACAAAGGAGCTTCTTCCCAAGCATACTTAGAATTAGGAGAATTAGTCAAAGATTGACCGGGGGTTGCTTTTTCATAAGTTTGATAAAACTCTACATCTCTTTCTTCTATAGCCATGATTATACTCTTGGTAATTGAATTGTAGGTGCTAGATAATTTAATCTAGTAGCGAAACCAGCTCCGCCATAAGCACCTGATTGATATTGTTGTTGTGGAGTATTTAAACCTCCATAACCTGCATCTGCATAAGCTTGAGATAAAGTAGAAAAGTCAGCAGCACTATCTATAAGAGAAGTTGTGTCTACTGGTCTTCCGATACTTAGAGCATAGTCTAAGTCACCTCCAAGTTGTTCTGCTGGACCGCCTTCACCTTCTGCTTTGAGGGTTTCGTAACCAGCTTGTATGCCTTGGATATCTTTTAATACATCTGCACCTTGAGCAGCTACTGCTTTACCTACAGTATAGCCTTCTTGTAATTTTTGTGAAGTTATACTATTAACTGTATTAGCGTAACTATTCATTGCTTTTGTATTAGCTAATAATTCAGGATTTTGTTCTACAAAAGAAGTAGGCACATCTACAAACTTAGGAGTTATGTTAGAACCTTGTACTCCTTTAGGTAATCCAGTTGGAACAGTTCTATCAAACCCAACAGCAACTTTTTCTATGTCTATAGTAGGTTTTATAGTTTTAGTTCCCATGTCTAATAAACTTCCTTCGTCAAAAGCTAAATCAGGCTGTATTTGTATTTCTGTAGGAGGTGCTAATTCAAGTATGTTTTGATTTTTTAAACCTAAATCTTTTGCACTTGCAAAACCTTTACTATCTATTAAAGCTCCGTCTGCTCCCTGAGTAACAATATCGTTACCAAATTTTAAATTATTACTCTCTAAAGTTCTTGCAGCCCAGCCAGTGAAATCTTTCCAAACACTTGCTACTGTTTTATCTGCACCTAAAGGTATCTTACCAATAGTATTACCAGCAATTTTACCAATAGTGTCAGAAATAAATCCAGTTACTGTAGTGTAAGCTTTACCCACTGCTACTCCAGCAGTGTGAATACCTTGCATTAAACCTGCCATAGGTCCTTGCAATGCACCTGCCCAAGCACCAAAAGCACCCCATATTGCAGGTAAAGCATAGGGTGCTATAAACATCAGTGCCATCGTTCCTACCGGTCCTAGTTTTTGTTGTAGTTTACCGAAAGGTTTTAAAACTTCTTTTAATACTTTACCGACAGGTTTTACGACTTTTCTAATGCCTTTAAATATTTTTTTACTGGCATTTTTTATTCCTTTAAATAATCCTTTTAACATATTATACCTCGTTTATGTCAATGCGTTTATAAAACTTTTTAATCCGTCTATAGTTGCTGTTGAATCAGTCCTAGTATGATTATTACCAAGACCTGCAACAGCTATTTGAGTTTTTCTTTGCTCGTTGTTGTCTGACGCTTTAAATATTTGGTCAAACTCGTCTCTTAATTCTTGCCAAAGTTGAGCTAATGCTGATTGACTCATAGCAAAACTATTTTGAGCATTTTTAGCATTAGTAGCGTTTTGAGCAGCTGTGTCAATTTTATTAGCTTCTCTTCGCCAAACAGTATTACTTTGTAGTATTGCTAATTCATTTTGAGCATTAAACTGTTCTCTAGCAAATAATTGAGATTCTAAATATTGGTCAATACTAGCAGCTATTTGCGTGTTAAATTTTTGAACATCTACTTCTAGTCCTACAGCTCTAGCAGCTGCTGCATTTTCTGCTGCTGCATTAATTTGACTCATTTGTGTAAGTCTATTAGCATTATTTTGCTCTATTTGAGAAGCTAAACTAGTCATAAATTCATCTACTTGAATTTGATTTCTAGCGTTAAACTGAGCATTTGCGTTTTCCGCTGCTTGATTTGAAAGTAATCTTTGTTGCTCTGCTTGAACATTTATGATATTACTTTGTTGCTCAGCATTTAAATTAGCAACATCTAGTTTTAAAAATCTTTCTGCGTTTTGACTAGCCAATCTTTCTGTTAAAGCTGCTTCTGTTCTATTTATAGTTGAAGATATAACAGCATTTTGAACAGCAGCTTGTTGCTCGTTGTTAGTTTCTAATACACTAACTCCTTGTAAAAACTTACTGTTATTAACTGCTCTTTGTTGGTCAGCATTGAACTGAGCCATGTCCATATTAAATACATTTTGAGCATTTTGTACAGATACTTGTTGTCTAAACAAAGCATTTTGTTTTTCTTCTTGAGCAATTAATTGTTTGTCTAAAGAAATAGAACTTTGCAAAGCTTGAGCATTTGATTGAGCTAAAGGAATAGTTGATTGAATAATAGCATTTACTAAATTTTCTTTACCAACTGTAGAAGCTTCTAAACCTCTTTGAGCTAACATTTGCTCGACAGCAGCCACTGCAGGTTGTGCCCATGTAGGTATTTTACCTTCTTGAATGCCAGATAATAAGTTATTTAATTGAACAGTAACTAGTGCTTCTTCTGGTAAACCCTCTACTATACCTCTTTCTTGCTCTGTAAAAGTTGTTAGTTTAGCTTCTAAATCTTGCGGATTATTTCCTAAAGATTCAATAACTTGTTCGCTTAATCCTGCATTTCTTAATTGTTTTTTAGCTCGACTTACTCTAGCAAGACTTGTTCCGGCAGCTTGAGCTGCTGTAGCCATTGCTTCAGGACTTAACACTCCTGTTACTTGTTCTTGTAAAGCTCCCGGTTTTATAGTTACATCTTGACCTTGAATTAAAGGAACGTCTTGAACATTTGCAAACTTAGCAATCTCATCTTCAGTTATTTCAGTTTGAGCTGATGGAGCTACTTGAGCTGCAACTGCAGTAGGTGCTTGTCCTACTAAAGAAACGTCAGCTGTTGTAACCTCTACATCTTCTGGTATTAACTGTACTGATGCTACTCCTTGTGTAACTTGTTCTGGGCTAGGGGCTTGAGCTTGTCTAAGCGGCATCTCAGGCACTGTAGCACCAACTTTTGGAACAGTATTAATAATACCTTCTTGCACATTAATGTCTTCTACTTGTGGTTTAGCTGCTGCTGGTAAAATACCTTTAGCTGCTTGTTCCATAGCAGTTCCTGTTCTTTTTACTCTTTGGTCTCTTTGTGTTGACATAACATTAATCTCTTGTTGTTTTTTTATTTCTTGTTGTGTTGGTAGAGGTGAACCAGATGTGACAGTTCCGTCAGGAAGTATTCCCATATCTCCGGGAAGAGGTATACTCCCGAAACCTATTAACCACGCAGGAGTGCTCATTTAACTATTTTACCTTAATTCAAATAGTTTGTCAAGCTTTTCGTCTAGTTTATCTAGCCTATCTACTAAGTCTTTCATAACTACTCTGGACTCATTTTTTGTAACATATTCTCTAGCTATCTCTTCTCTAGTTTTATTTAACAAAATATCAATACGTTTATTCTCTTGAGAGTTTTGTCGAATGTTATAGAGTATTGGAGCTAAGACTAATGTTATAAAAGCATTCCAAATCAGGTACGAAGATATTTCCATATTAGCCCACCTGTTTAGTTTGAACTGTTGGTGTAACTAACTCAGCTATAGTTGCATCAATACTATCTTTTTTAGCTTGAATTTCTTCTTCGCCCATAGCATCTTCAACCCAACCTTGTACATCGCTTACAGTTAAGTCTGCAAAGGCTGTGAAGTCTGATAAGTCTTCAGTATTTAAACCTATTGAGCCATATACTGTAGCAGCAGCAGCGATATCATTATCACTCATATCTTTTACAGTATTAGCATCGTCAGTTCCAGTAAGTCTCCAGTGGACATTAAAGACAGTATCAGCGTTGCCGTCTATTTCTTTAACGTCTACAGTGCTTACATCCCATGTGTAGTTAATTGCCATTTTTATTCTCCTTTGAGTGTGTTAATTTCAGATTGTAAGGCTTCAATCTGTTCTTGTTGTTCTTGAATTGCTTTCATTAGAGCATACATCATATCTGTTGTATAAACTGTTTTTAAAGGCACTCCATCTTCAGGAGTATCGCCAAATCCTTCATTGTTTACTAATTCAGGTGCAACAGCTTCTACATCTTGAGCAATAACTCCTAAACTTCTTGCTACACCTTCTGGCTCATCTTTATAATTAAACAACTTGACAGGAATATTACAAATCTTTTCAAGATAGTTTCCTGAAAGTTCTATATTAGTTTTTACTTTTTCATCTGAAAGATTTACGTTATTACCAGAATAATTTACAACTCCACCATTGTTTCTAATATAAAATCTAAACCCATTATATGAAGCATTTGTATTATAGTGATGATAATTACTCATGTGATTATCACTGGTATTAACAGTTATTGTCATTCTAGGCACTGTGTCACTGTAAAGAAATTTATATCCTACTCCTGATTGAGAACTGGTGTCTGTAGTACCTAATAAAAAATTACCAGTAGCATCAAGAGTCATAGAATTAATTTGATTCTGTCCGTCATTCTGTAATTGATACCAATTAAAAGTTCCACGAGCTGATGAAGAACCCCAAGACCAAGACCTTGCACCATCATTGTAATAATCTAATGCTGTAGCGTTGAATGCTCCATCAGTATAGCTTCCTGCAGCTCCTAAAGTTGCTAAAGCTCCAGTAGAAACAAGAGGTCCAGTTACGTTAAATTTTTGTCTTGGTGAAGTATTATTAATACCAATATTTTTGGAAGTATCAATAAAAATTGCAGAACCATTGTTTTGACTTATTTGGACAGCGTGATTAGTAAGTGAACCTACTTTAATAAAAGTTTGTGAATTATCTGTACCAATATATGCTGATTTTGTTCCATCATGTGCTTCAAAAAAGTTTGTTGTAGCACCTCTGTTTAATAAAACACCTAAAGCATTTCCGGCAGTACCGCTTCCAATATGTAAATTTGTGCTAGGACCTGCAGTACCAATTCCAACCTTATCATTAGTACCATCAACAAAGAACATATTAGCATCGCCATTAGATTCAATTCTAAAGTCTCTATCATTACTGCCATCATTGATAACGATACCTGAAGCATCCATTACCATTTCTTCAGTACCTGCTATATCAAATCTAATTTTATCTTCATCAGCAGTTTCTTCTACTTGAATTTTAGTATCAGCATCAGCGTCTTGGAAAGTTGCAATACTTACATTACTAAATGTTATACATTCTACTTTTGTACCAGTAGGAGGAGCAGCACTAAATGTTAGTGTGCTACCTGAAACTGCATAAGTATCTTTATGTTGAACAACACCATCAATAGTTACAAAGGTTTGATTTTCTGATGTTGGAGTTACACTTAGAGATAATGTAGTATCTGAGCCATCTCCAGTCATAGTATCTATACTTGGAGCTGTACCAACAATACCACCTTCTAATTGAAAGACTTCAATAACTCTACTATTAACAGGAGCTGTAGCAAATGTTAAAGTAGTTCCAGAAACTGAGTAAACATTATCAGCTTGATAAACACCATCAATAAATACAATCAAACCATCTTCATTGGTCATACTTGTAGATAATGTAAAGGCTGTAGTAGAGCCATCTCCTGTAAAAGTATTTTTAGCAAATGCAGAAGAACTTCCTCCACCGCCACCAGCAATAGCACCCCATGAATCTGTATAACCTTCAAACTGTGAAGTAGTTGAGTTATATCTAAACTGTCCTGCTGCTCCACTTGGTCTTTGTGCAGTTGTTCCTACAGGAACTAAAATAGCATCTGTATTAGAACCAGCATCTATTGACACTGTTGGTGAAGCTTGATTAACACCAATTCTATTGTTAGAAGTATCAACTTTTAAAACATTAGTATCTACTGCTAAGTCTCCAGAGAACGTACCAGTAGTTGCTGTGATTCCTGCCGTAATTAAATTAGCAGCAGCATAACCAGTAGCACTTGTATCTACAGTAGCAGCAGGTTCTGTTTGTGTATCTGCAAATAATCTAAAAGTATTATCTGTAGAAGCATCATAATATAAACCTGCATATTTAGTTGTACTTGATTCGACATATTTACCAAAGAATCCAAAGTCACTTGAATTACCTGAGTTGTTATTTAAAAGCCCTGTAAAGTTATCGTCAGATACAATTGGACCAGTTTGTGTAGTAGTACCAGATACAGTTAAATTTCCTGTTACTGTTAAATTATTACCAATAGTTACATTACTTGGTAAGCCAACTGTAACTGTACCAGAACTTTCTGCAACTTCTACTTCGTTGGAAGTTCCTGCAAAAGTTATAGTACCACCTAATGCAGTAGCTGTTGAATTAGAACCGTCACTTACAGTAATTGAAGAGTTGGCAAGTTTAGAATTAGCTATAGAACCTGCTAACATTGCATTAGTAATAACTCCAGAACCAATAACTAAATCAATAGTGCCATCACCATCTTCATAAGTAGCAGCAATACCTGTTTCAGTATTAGAACTAAACATAGCTCCTACTGTGTCTTGAACAACTTCTGTTAAGTCTATATTAGCAGTACCATCAAAAGATACACCATGAATAGTTCTAGCAGTTGCTAAAGCTGTAGCTGTAGCTGCGTTACCAGTAATATCACCAGAAGTAAGTGCAAGTGTACCTGCTGTAGCAGGAAGAGTTATAGTAGGATTACCACTAAAACTTCCGTGAGCTGGTGCTTGTAATCTTGCGTAGTGAGCATTTGAGGACTCACAATAAAAATCTATGTATGATTGTGTACCACCATTTTTAATAGAGATAGCACCTTGAGAAATCTGTACTCCATTAGTAGAACCACCACCGATTCCTAATGAAGTTGTAATTTGAGCAGCAGCCGGAATACCTATAGTTACGGCATTACCTGTAGCAGATGTTTCTATTTCATTTGATGTACCACCGATAGTTAAAGTTTCACTATCTAAGTCAATCGCAATAGTTCCACTATCAGTTGTTACATCTAAGTCTTCCGCAGTTAGTTGTGTATCTACATAAGCTTTAACAGATTGTTGAGTTGGTACAAGCGTTGCAGAGTTTGAAGACATATCATCTTCATCTACAAAAGCTGTAATAGTTATTGTACCGTCTGATAAAGAACCATAAGTAACTGTGCCTGTTGTAGTAATAGCAGACGAACCGTTATCTATCGCACCAAAGCCACTTGTAATGCTACCTGCGTTTAGTGCTCCAACAGTTGTAACATTAGAAAGTGTATCAAGAGCAGACTCAAAATAAGTTTCAAAGTCTGTTAATGCAACTTGTACCATAGTACCGTTGTCATTTACTACTACTCTATCAGCATCTGCAAGTGTAGTAGATGTAGCAGAGGTATCACCGTCTACAATATTTAATTCTGAAACTGTAGAAGTAATACCATCAAGTGCGTTTATTTCTGCTGCAGTTGCAGTTACACCATCAAGTATATTTAACTCAGCAGTAGTAGAAGTAACTCCATCAAGTAAATTTAATTCTGTAGCAGTTGCAGTAACTCCATCAAGGATGTTAAGTTCAGCAGCAGTTGAAGTAATTGCTGTACCATTAAAATTAATACCGTCCAAGTAAGCTACACCATCAACATATAAGTCTTTCCACTCTTGAGAAGAACTTCCTAAGTCGTATGTGTTGTCTGTATTAGGAATAATATTTGAGTTAACATCTGCACCAAAGACTACATTATCGTCTGCTGCATCACCCATAGTAATTGTACCACCGTTAAAAGTTGTAGTACCTGTAACTGTTAAATTACCACCTACATCTACATTACCTGTAGTAGTTATAGAGTCAGTAAAAGTATCTTTAAAACGTAATGAAGTTGTTCCTAAATCTATATCACTATCAGTAACAGGAACAATAGCACCGTCTTGTATTCTTACTTGTTCTACAGCAGCAGAAGAAACTTCTACATAAAATCCTACTCTATTGTTAGAGCTATCAATTTCTACTTTATTTAAAAAGTCTAAGTCACCAATTTTAAATATGTTACCACCTTGTCCAGCAGTACCATCGTGTCTGTGTCCAGTAGAACTAGCACTACTAGAAGAATATGCGAAAGCATTTACTAATTGATTATATTCATCATTAAACAAAGCTGCGGTAATAGTATCACCGTCTGCAAAAGTACTTTGTCTTATATAAGCTTGTGCCATAATTATCTCCTACCTGAAGGTATAAAGTCTACATAAAGTCCATTAACTGTGTAGCTTGGTTTTGTATCATTACTTATTACTGTAAAATTATTACTTGTACCACTGCCTTGTAATGGTACTCTTATCATTGGATTATTTTGTCCAGCAAATTTGTTTGTGTTAAATACTGCATCACCAAATAAAGAAGGTGGGTTTATAACTCCTAAGTCAAATAAATCTGTTGGTTGTGGTACATCTGAACTGTTGTAATCAAATTTAATTTGTACATCAGGTTCTACAATACCTTCTGTTGCCATAGAAACTCTAAGATAGTGTAAAGTTTTTAAAGTTCCTAAATCACCATAGTCATAGTCTGGTGTGGTATATCTTGCTAAAATAGCAGTGCCATTAAAGTCATCA